GCTCATCTCGTCCATAGCCGCGGGAGTGGCATCAGTAATCAGGCAGATTTTATTGTCTGCAGATAATGACATTGGGGTACACAAATCTCCTCCGTCGCAATTTTGCTGATTAAGACCACTACCCATCATCATACGCATAGGGTCAGCTGTTACGCTAGGCTTGCTCCAACCAAGAGCTTCAGCTGCGCCACGTGCAGCACTGAGAGCCCAATAGGCAGGAGTAGCTAAACTAGATAGCATAGGGAAAGCAGTAGCATCACTAGCCAACTGAACACCAGAACTAATAAGCCTGGTGAGAGGACCAGTACCATTGTTGGACTCAGCATCTGTGACGTTAACTTTGCGAGTACGCCGTTTAGCAACAGTACTCATCTGGGGTATTGTTTGTCCTGAGAGCTCAAGGTTCTCAATAGACATCCAAATGGAAAGAGTTACTGAGGTAGGCCCAGTGCCTGTGCGCAAAATTTCAAAAACATCAATGTACAAAGAACCCCAAGACGGTGGTGAAGCGAGATCTCGCTCTATCATCGTAGGAGGGGCCACATATGGAATTGTTAACTCAATAGCATTGTCCTTGATATCAAAATAGGTGCCTGGTAGCTGACTAGTCGTCATCCTATTGTACCTATGAGACTTGGACTCATTTGCTAAATAATCGGCACAGGGGAAATAACTCACCCTGAGTAAACCAGCCTGGAAAGGCGTTGCGTTGCACACTATTCTGATCTTGACGTCACCTCTAAAAGACAAAAACCCCTGAATCTTATTGACCCAAAGGGTTTGAGCATTAAAAAGTGTTTCTAAATCACCAGTATACAAATTATCGCCCCAGACATTAGCTGTGGTGAATGTGGCAGAAGCCACTGGTATGGGTTTAGCTAAGAAGTCCGCAATTTCGGTAACAGAGTTACATTGCACGTCATAACAGTTTTGGGGGTCCAACGGAGTGGGATCCCTATTGTAACTGGTGCCTGTAGTGGACAACTCAAAAGAAGTAGTACCGGAAACAGGGCCAGAAGTAGTTGGCGCATTAATGGAAGCGCTATCCATGTGAGCATTTTGCTCAGTAACATTCATGGTTTCAGCAAGTGTGTTTAAAACTTAGGGACCACTTAATCCCTAAGAGTTGGTTTTGTTTGCCTAACTTTTTAGCAGGACTGCTGCTCAGGTAAGTTGATAAGTAAGGCTAAATAGCCCACCTGGGAGTGTCCCCCAGCACATTCAAGGCATCTTTTGGTGCTGACGTTAAATTCACTCCAATTGTAGTCGATTACGACCATCATTCCCAACAGATTCCGGATGACAAAATGTCTCTCTGACACTCGTCATACGTATTCGGGTACGGAATAAAACCCAAATTTTCTCTACAAGCGCGTAAGATCTTCGGACAGTGTTCATCAAAAGTTGACCTAGGATGCAAAGAAAGCTCCTTAATCATCTTACAAACATTGTCTTTATTCGAAACGTAAAAAGCCTCTTCATCTTTCTTTTTTGTCCACTGAATGGACTCAAGAATGGTGTCCAAGGCTAACGGCGCGACGAACTTATTAGGATTCGCTACACAATTACGAGCAAAAGAACGTTTCAAAAAGGAGACTTCATATATGCTCCTGTTCTCAACTATCTTGTCACTCTTGTACTCATCAGTATACTCAAAGCCTATTTCACCAAGGGAAGTGGTTAATGCCTGCTGCGTGACCAAAGACAACTTCTTAGATCCAATACTAATTAGATTGTCGTCACCATAAGCAATCATGTTCCAACATCCCCGCACACTCTTCAAAAACGAGCGGGCTTCATTCTCCTTCGAGTAAATCTTACAAATCGCGGCGCGCACCATCACGTTGTTGCACCACGAGTTAAGAATTGTGGTCAAAGGGTTACCAGATGCGTTCGACCCAACCCATTCATACACAACTCCGTCAGGCAAAATATGTCTGGAGTTTGCGAACTCCTGGATTAGGGTCTCCCTAATTCTGTTATCGCGCGCATCGCTCCCGTAGTAGTCATTAACTATTTTACAAAAAGATGAAATGAGCGAATACGGAAGTGAACCATCAAAATTCCCAAAATCTCCTGCAATGACACGGGGCCTACACCCTGTCTCAGAGCGAGATAAATAGGACACGAGTCTACCAACCTCCTCCGAGTACATATCTATACCAACGGCTGAACCGTTGAAAATGCGATTTGCCATATAATACTGGGCAAAAGCTCCAAAGTACATTCGGACAGCAATAGTCAGGTCAACAGGACAACCGGATATCTTACGGGTCTTCCCTGCATTAACCTTATCTATAGGGCGCCTCTCGTCCTTAGGAAAATCCAAAAAGACGTGAGGTAATCTAGTACCTTTAGCCGCGTACTCAATAA